GTGTAGAAGATGAATACCCATACAGAGAAACACTACCATCAACATTTGAGAAGGGAGATAGTACATTTGAAAATCCATTCTTTGCAGGTTCTTATAATGGTAAAGACAATGACACTACTGCTAATCCTAATATTGATACTGCTTATTCAGCTTGTTTGTGGACAGATGTTGTTTCGTCTAATGATTCAGGTAGACCTAATAAGGGATTTGATTTCTTACCAAGATTATTACATTGGAATAAATACTCTCCTAATAGTGTTCTTTTAAATAAAAGAGCAAGAGTACAAACTTGGAGTACAACTTTAAAAACTATAGTAGCAGATAATAATGCTTCAGGAAATGGTATTCTTTCAACTATATATCCACAAGCAACAATGATTAATAGAGATAGTACATCAAGTCCAATCTTATCTTATGGAAATGTTTGGGTAAGAGATTATGATGACACTACAGGTGTTTATACTGCTTATCAAACAGGTAAAGGATTGTATGACACATACTATAGTAATATGGTAGAGATGCTCAAGAGAAGCCCAAGACTAAGAACAGTATCTATTGATTTAAAAGTTTCTGATATTATCAACTTAGACTTTAGAAAATTAGTTTACATAGATGGTGTTTATTGGAGGGTTAATAGAGTGGTAGATTATATGCCTAATCAAAATAGCACTACTAAAGTTGAACTGATAGAGTGGTTTCAGATAGGAGTTTTTACTGCAACTGCACCTTCTTTTGGTAGTAGTGGTAATTCTAGTAACTGGGGTGTTGGAGGTACTTATACTTCCAGTACATCTGGTGAAGCAGAGCCACCTGCATCTTTTTAATATAAATAAATAGAAATGTCAAATAATCAACAAGTAACAAGAGGAGGGATAGCTCAACAGAGTGGATTAGATATATTCTCTAGTATAATAAACTATACAGGAGAGTTTCTAGGTTTAGGACAACCACTACTTACAAGTAATATAGATTCTGCTGTAGACTATTCAACTACTGATGCTAATCCACAATTAGATGCTATTACTAATAGCTACCCATCAACAAAAAACATATGGTATAAATATCATACTACAGGAAGTCCATACACTAATATACAAGCACCATCTATAAGTGGTGAGTTTGCTCACTTTAAAGGACATAAGTCTGGTGGTAATCCTAGTTTCTGTGGTATTTATCAGCAATTATCAGGATTAACTGTAGGCAAAACTTATGAGATAGATATAACGAATCCTTATCAGTTGATTGAAGGTACTATAACTGTTAAGACATACAGAAAAGAAGGTGATACTGTTTTTGAGTCCTCATCAAATTCATTTACTATGCCTTATGTTAATGGTAATATGTGTACGCACTTCACAGCAACTACTCAAAATGATGTTATATTAATTGACTATACTACTGAATCAACAAGTGCAGTTATACAGCATCTTTATTCAATGAGAATATCAGAGTTACAAGAGTATTTAGTACCAATTTATGCTCAAGATATTTATGGTAATGACCACAAGGTACTTAGGTTAAATGCAGGTAATACTATATCAGATGATTAAATTTAAAAGAACAAATAAAACTCTTATTGAGGTTGGGTTTATGCTTAGAAAGGGATTGCAAGATGAACTTAAATTCCAAAAGCATAATGCTACTGGTAGGTTAAGTAGAGGTCTTAGGTATCACATTAAAGATAATGTTTTAAGTATGATGTCATCTGTTAGTTACTGGAAGGCAGTAAACAATCCTTTGTTTGCTAAAATACCAAACCTAAAGACTATTGAAAGATGGATGGGTCAAAGGAACATAGAAGGAGGTAAATTAATAGCTATGGCAATATTAAAAAGATTGTCAAATGGAAAGAAAATTGGTCAAAAAGCAAATTACGGAAATAGAAATTATCCCAATAACAGTATGAGGCAGCCTTACGCTTATTATACTGAAGGAAATAGTATACCTAGAAGAACAAACTTTGCAGGATATACAGCCAATAAGTTTAAAGATAAGATAGTGGCTAAATTAGCACCATCTATAGGTAAGGATATAGCAGATATGATAGCAGCACAAATTAAAAAAAATAATCCAACAATAAATGTTCAAAAGGCATTTTAATATATAATATATATAATGGCAACAAATACAGAGAAAGTAGTAGTTCAGGTAATAGTAAAGGGAGGCAGTCAGTTAGATGGATTAACAAAGAAAACAGCTAAAGCTACTAAAAGTGCAGGTGGATTAACTAAAGGTATGGCTAAGATGGCTGCAGGAATGTTTGCTGCTACTGTTGTATTTAGAAAAATAAATCAAGTTGTAGGTACTGCTATAACAACATTTAAGGATTTTGAATTCCAAATGGCTAAGGTTAAAGCAATATCAGGGGCTAGTAATAAAGACTTTAAAATATTATCCAAAACTGCTCAAGATTTAGGTCGTTCTACTTTCTTTACAGCAACTCAAGTTGCAGAACTTCAAACTAATTACGCTAAATTAGGTTTTACTACTCAAGAGATACTAAATGCTCAAGAAGCTACACTTTTACTTGCAACAGCAACAGGTAGTGATTTAGGTAGAGCAGCAGTAGTAGCTGGTGCAGCAGTAAGGGGTTTTAATTTAGACGCTTCTGAAACGACAAGAGTTGTTGATGTAATGACACTTGCTTTTAATTCATCTGCATTAGATATTGAAAAATGGCAAACTTCAATGACTAAGGTCGCACCTATTGCTGCAGGAATGAATATACCTTTAGAGGAAACTGCTGCTATTATGGGTACACTTACAGATGCAGGTATTGAGGCTTCTATTGCAGGTACATCTATGAGAAATATATTCTTAAAGATGAAAGACTCATCATCTGATTTGTCTAAATTCTTAGGATTTACTGTAAATAGTTCTGTTGATTTAGCAGTAGCTATTGAAAAGTTAGGAACTGCCAGTGATACCACATTAGATAGTCTTGTTAATATAAGACAAGTTGCTGCATTTAGTGTAATGGTTAGAGGTGCTGCTAGAGTAGCCAAGCTAACGGAAGAATTAAGAAACGCTAAAGGAGCTGCTGATGAGGCTGCAAGTATTATTGGAGATACACTAGAAGGTGCTTTTAAGAGATTGGCTTCTGCTACGCAAGGATTATCTATAGAACTTGTTGGAGGGTTAGGAGGAGGCTTAAAGGATATAGTTGATGGATTAGCGAATTTTGTTAATAGAATGACTGATAGTTCTGAAAAAATACAGGAGGTTATTAGATGGACAGTAAAAGCAGTTAAATGGATTGGATTGTTTACTGCTGGTTGGTATCTAGCAGCAGCAGGTATTGCAATTGCTACAACAGCTACAAAGATATTTAATCGTACTCTAGTATTAACAAGAAGTGCTATAACTAAGACTGGTGTTGGTGCTTTAGTAGTTGGATTAGGGTATTTAGCAGATAAATTTATATTCTCAGGAGAGGCAGCTGAAGATGCTGCTGAAGGTTTAGATACTTATGCAGATTCATTAAAAAAGATTTCTGACAGAGAGAAGGAAATTAGCGAGTTTAATAACAAGGCATTAGCAACAACAATAAAACAAGGAAAGATAGATGAGAAGATTCAAAAAAAGGCTATTGATAATTGGGAAGCTGCTATAGAAGCAAATAAAATATATAGAGATGGATTAGTCGAAGGTAGTAAGGGTAGGAAGGATTTTGATGATTTAATTATAGACCAGTTAGAAGAGCAGGAGACTATGGAGAAGAAACTACTTAGGATTCAGCTTAATAACGCAGAAATAAGAACTAATAAAATAAAATTAGCATTTGATAACGAATTAAAGGCAGAGGAGGATAGAAATGCAAAATTAGTATTATCAGAAAAAAATAAATTCCTTAATAGTGAGTTAAAAAAAGACCAACTTAATAAAAACTTAGAAAATTTAGAGATAAAGCATCTTGAGAAACTTAAAGGAATAAACTCTAAATACAATGAAGACACTAATGAAATAGAAAATGAGATATTAGATTTAAAAATTAAAGCACATACATCAACTGCAGAATCACTTATATACAATACGGATTATCTTACACAATCAACATTAGAGGACTTAGAAGAATTAAAAGATGCAGATAAAATAGCTGCTGATGAGAGAATAGCAAATGGTCAAAGGGTTTTAGAGGCTTTAAAGGCATCTTCTGATGCTATCTTCTCTATAATGGGAGATAATGCACAAAGACAGGCAGGTAAAGATGAGAAAATACTTGAAGAAAGAAAAGATGCAGGACTTATAACCGAGCAAGAGTATGAGCAGGGAGTAGAAAGAATACAAAGAAAAGCATTTGAAAGAAAAAAGAGAATGGATATTGCCCAAGTAATGATAGATACTGCATTAGCAATAGCGAAAATTGAATTAAATGCACTAGTAGCAGCTAGTAATCCAGTTACAATATTATTTGCAGGTATGTCATTATCACAAATTGGATTAGCTTATGCAACAGGTGCAGCACAGATTGCAGTAATAGCAGCACAGCAATTTGGTAATGGTGGTGTGATAGAAGAATTTGCTAACGGAGGAATGGTTCAAGGTAAATCACACGCACAAGGAGGTGAGAAGTTTGCAGTAGGTGGTAGAGTAGTTGAATTAGAGGGTGGTGAGGCTGTTATAAACAAAAGAAGTACAGCAATGTTCTCTAGTCAATTATCTGCAATGAACTCAGCTGGAGGAGGTGTTAAGTTTGCTGATGGAGGATTACTTAATCAACCTTCATTCTCACAACAACAATTCAATGCATTAGGACAGAATCAAATGATGGGTGCAATGGGTAACTCAGGTAAAGTAACAGTAGTTGAAGCAGATATTACTAGCAGTCAGAATACTGTAAGTGTGATACAATCTCAAGCTACAATATAATAATTAAAAAAGTAAACAAATGTTTGTTGATAAGAAAACAAAATTAGAACGATTAGATGTATGTAAAAGTTGTAGTTTCTACCGAAACTTTTTACTGTTAAAGAAGCCTAAGATAAGTAGAGGCTCAAGATGTGCTAAATGCAAATGCTTCCTAGATGCAAAGACATCATTAACAAAAGAGTTTTTTGGTAAGTGTCCAGAAAATAAATGGTAAAACTCTACATATGAATTTCAAAGAAATCGCTGCTAATTACAGTAAGAACAAAAGAAGTATGATGACTGATGCAGTTATTAAGAACAAAAATCATCAAAGAAACTTTCCAACCTATCAAGCAACTTCATTAAACTTAATGTTTGCTGAGTGGCATTTATTATTTCCTGCCAACAAGCAAAGTATTAATTGCACTTCTTGTAGAGGAGCAGTTTGTAAGTTTTGGGAGATGATGGTAGATGAGTGGATAGAAATAGAGCAAACACCTAAAAAGAAAAATGTCCCTAAAAAAAATAAGACAAAATAAAGTAGATGTAGTCTATGACTTCATTGAAATTGCTGGCACTGAGCTAGAAAAGAGGTTTGGAGATAATCCAACCTGTAAGGATATTGTAAGGCATCTTGCTGAGAAAGGATTAATTGAACCTAAGAGAATTAGGAACTATATGATTATTGCTGACTTTGATAGGATGCTAGTAGGGAATGAAGGGAGTAGAACTAACACTTGGATGGACTTATCTATTAAGTATGATATAAGTGAGAGTATGGCTCAGAATGTAGTTTACAAAGAACGACACAAGGCTAAACCATCTAGCAATATCACATACTAAAAGTTTTGTAGTTAAATTGGGTAAGATTAAACACGCTTACTTGTATTTTTGCTGCTATGAACGAAAAATGGTATAACATTCAAAACAAAGCAGGTGAAACTGCTGATATATATATCTTTGATGAAATAGGTACTTATGGAGTAACTGCACAAGACTTTATCTCAGAAATCAAAGGACTAAAAGATATGCCAATCAACTTACGCATCAATTCGCTTGGAGGAGATGTGTTTGATGGAATGGCTATGTATAATGTAATCAAAAGAAGAGAAGCTAAGACTACAGTCTATATAGAGGGTATAGCGGCAAGTATCGCTACTATCATTGCTTTAGGTGCAGATGAGGTGATAATGGCTGAGAACTCTTTATTTATGATTCATAACGCTTGGGGAGGAACTTCAGGAGAGGCTAAGGATATGCGTAAGACTGCAGAAACTCTTGATAAGATTACAAGTGAATTAACAGACATTTATGTAAAGAAAACAGGATTATCGTATGATGCTCTTGCTGAGATGATGGATGAGGAGAGTTGGTTAAATGCTCAAGAGGCTTTTGACTTAGGATTCATTGATACTATCTCTGACTCTATTAAAGTGGCTGCGAAGTATGATGTTTCTAAATTTAAGAACATCACGCAGGAAGAAATTAAGAATAAATTAAGTATTAATATAAATAACAAAAAAATGACTAACGAGTTAAAAGAATGGTTCAATAGCAAGGTTGAAGAAATTGTTACTTCTGTAAAAGGAGAAGTAAAAGTTTCTGCAGATGTTGCTGAACAAACTGCGATAACTGTGAACTTAGGAGATAAAGAAGAAATTACAAATAAGATTTCTGAATTTGAAGCTAAGAACATAGAATTATCAAACAAAATGTCTTTACTAGAAGAAGAATTGGTTTCTGCAAAAGGAAACAATGAAACTTTAACAGTAGAGGTTGAAGGTTTGAACGCAAAAATCAACAAGGCAGATGCTAAAGGTACTGAATTAGAAACTTCAAGCGACCCTGCAATAGTAGAGAACAAATCAGTAGATGCTAATATGGGTTTTTACAACATGATAGCAGGAAGAATTAAAACAACATTTAATAATTAAAAAAATAGAATAAAATGGCAAATGTAGCAGATAACGCAATCACAGCAACTTATGGTGGTGCGAATTTAAACGGAATATTTTACGAACCAGTATTTAGAAGTGATGAAATAATGCGTAACTATAGGGTAATACCTAATGTTAAGCATAAAATGAATGTATTTACAGCAGCACCTTTAACAAAAATTGTTGAATCTTACTCAACTTGTTCTACTAGTAGTACTAGTACAGACTTTGATATAATGAGTAAAACAATTACTGCAGGAAGATGTAGAGTAGCTTTAGAACAATGTTGGGATGAGTTTAAAGATACTTTCATTGAGGAGTCTTACAGAAATGGTGTAGATGTAACTAATATGGAAGGAACACAAGTAGGAGATGCAATAGTAAACAGAGCAGTAGCAGGTATCGCTTCAGATGTAGTAAGATTAGCTTGGGGTGGTGATGTAACAGGAGCAGTAGCAGGATATACAGCATTTGATGGATGGATGGAATTAATGAAATTAGAAACTGTTTTAGAACAAGCTGGTGTAGCACCAGCAAATCCAACAGCACAAGAAGCACTAAACTTGATTATGAAAGTTTATGATGGAGCACCAGCAGCATTACAGCAAGTAGCACCAGCAGATAAGAAAATGTTTGTAACTCCTAAGTTATATAACGCTTACTTACAAAACATTGAAGGTAACGGAGCTGACTTAGCAATCGTTAATATGGTAGATGCTTCACCTAGAGTTTCTTTCAGAGGTGTTGAATTAGTAGCAATGTATGAGTGGGACACTATCCTAGTAGATACTAATCCAGATGTATTTCAAAGTGCAGCAGGAGCAGAACTTAATCAAGGTGTATGTTATATAGCAGTTGAAAACTTAATTATCGGTTCTGATGTAACTGACCCAGAAGGCTCTTTCAAAGTATTTTATGATGATTTAGAAGAAAAAATGTACTTCAGAGGTTACTTTAAGTTAGGTGTACAGTACTTGTACTCTTCTCTTGTTCAGTGGGGACTTTTAGTATAACAATAATGTAATAATAGAGGAGAGGGTGTAAAAATCTTCTCCTCTTAATTACTTTTAATAAATCAAAAAAATAAAATAAAATGGCAATAGATACAGGACTAGCAATTGTTTGTGCAGATTTGCAAGCAACTGGTGGTATAAAAAGAATTTTAATAAGAGCTTGGTCAGATACTGATGTGATAGCTTATGGCTTAACAGGACAGCATACTATAACAAGTATTTTATCAGCTAGTACTCCAACAGATGCTACTTGGGGAGTGTATGAGTTTAAGAATGAAACTCCAGCATTAACTATTAGTGCAACTAAAGAAATGGGTTCAACTGCATTTGAATGTGGTTTATCTTTCTTCTTACCTAAATTAGAGCAACTTAAATTTGACTTAATAGAAAGCATTACTAACTCTTGTTTAATGGTTATAGCAGTAGATACTAATGACAATGCTTTTGTTTTGGGTGTTTCTGAGAAGTATGAAAATCAATCAAATCCATCTAGGAATCAAACTTACGCACAATTATCTACTGTTGAAGGTGGTACTGGTGCTGCGTATTCTGATGAAAGTGGTATTACTGTTACCTTAACGGCAAGACAATTTGAAATGCCAAGACAGTATGTAGTACCAACTCCATCTTCAACTACAGGTATTGTAGTAGCTGCTGATGGTTTAACTGCAACAACAGATTAATAATTAAAGATATATTTTTAGGTTGGACTTGTTTCGTAAAAAGTTTATAACCTTTTCCTATTAATATCTTTCTATAAATTATGTGTAATTGTGGTGATAAAGTTGTAGATTACACGCACTTAAATATATATACACTTATGGCAAAATACAAAGCAAAGAAGGATGTTGTTCTTATTAGGAATGGAGCGACTTATAATCTTAAAAAGTCATCTCAAGAAGAATTAGCATATTTATATGAAGATTTAGGATTGACTAAATTAGTAGAAAAATTATCAACTATAAAAACTGAAGATGAGCCAAAAAAAGAAAGTAAGAGGAACAGCAAAAACAAATCTTCAGACTCAAAAGAGTAATACTTTTGAATTTGGGGTTTTTAATTTATCAGTACCTCAGAACATTGAAGAACCTCAAGACATCTCTAAGATTAGGACTAAGTTTATACCCTTCGGTACTAATAACTTATTTCCTCAGTATTTAGCAGAGTTAGGGAGAAAGAGTAGTACCCATAGAAGTGTATTGGCTCAAAAGACTATCTTTACGAGTGGTGCTAAATTCGTTAGTAATAACGAAGATATTTCAGACTACATAAAAGATGTTAATGCTGATGGAGAGTCATTAAGAATGATTTTCAAGAAATTAGCATCAGATTATTATACATTTGGAAATGCTTACTTAGAGGGGGTTTTATATGATGGTGGAATGAATCTATATCATATAGATGCAACTACTGTTAGAATGTCTAAGAATAAGAAAGAAGCGTATGTACACCCTGATTGGGCTAAGTACAATACAATGAAAGATGATTTGAATATAATTCCTATCTACCCTGAAGTTAGAGGTAATAGATTTATACTTCAATTTAAAGATTACGAGCCTACATTCTCATTTTACGGATTACCAGACTATGTTGCTGCATTAGAGCATATAGCTGTTGATTATGAGATTGGAAAGTGGAATCACACAAAATTTAAAAATGGTTTTCAGCCATCTGCTATTGTTGAGATTAGTGGAGATATGGGAGAAGAAGAAGCAAAGAAGTTAGTAACTGAAGCACAAAAGAAGTTTGTTGGAGAGGGTAATAATGGTAAGATTATGTTTATCGTTAAGAATGGAGATACTTCTCCTGCTAATGTTTCTATTATAAAAGACGACCAAGAAGGTAGTTGGATAGACTTACAGAGAATAACTGACCAAAACATTGTAACTGCTCATAGATGGCAACCATCACTAAGTGGATTAGTTTCTAGTGGTAAGATGAATAATACAGGTAGTGAGATTAGAATTGCTTATGATTTAGCAATGACTACTGTAATTAAAGATACTTCTGATTTACTGTTAGATGGAATTAAGAATGTAATGTACAGAGAGTTAGGATTTTTACCTGAAGATTTAATGATTCACTATGAGCCACCAATTAGTTTTGCTACTCAGATTGAACCATCTAAAATACTTACTATTAACGAGCAAAGAAGATTATTAGATGAGGACTTACCAATGCTTGAAGAAGGTGATATGTTCTTAACAGATAGAGAGCAGATTATTGTAACTAGAGATGATGATGGTGATGGTGTTGGGGATGACAATACAGGGGACTTGACAGTAACTGAGAAGAATAATACAGACAACTAACTATGGCAAACGTAAATCAATATAAAACACTAGCAACAGCAGCAGAAGTTATAAGCAATAGTTTTACTAATGCTAATACTGACCCTGCTTTAATATCTACCAATACTATATTGCTTTCTGAATTAGCACATTTAAAAAATGCTATTGGTAAGAAGTTTTATGAGGAGTTGAAGACACAGAATAATGCAGGTGATTATCCAACAGTAGGAGGACTTACACAAGCTAATCAAACTCTAATGGATGATTTCTTAATTAGAACTCTATGTTGGTTTGCTAGATTTGAAGTTATTAGTGAGGTGCAAAGTAATAGTAGTAGTATGGGTATTGTGCATAATATTGATGAATTTGCTACTATAATTGACCCTTCTGAGTTAAATGTTTATAAGCAAGAAACATACAGGAAGTCTGAGATATACTTACAAGATATGTTAAGTTTCTTGAATGATAAAGATAATAGTGCTGACTATCCTACATATACAGCTAACAAGCCTTGTAATACAACTACATACAAGAATCACGGAATAATAATGTACGATAGTATATACTCAAGGTCTACTAGAAATTATAATAGTTGGAAGGACTTTTGTCCAGAATGTTAAAATAAATATATAAATGGCTGCAAACGAACATAAGAACTTAACTGATATTAATAGGCACAATCCAAAAGGATTTGAAAATGCTACTAATGATACTGTATTAAGTAAGAATACTGGAACATCTCCTACTGCAACTGATGGTAATTTAGTATGGCAAGGCAAGTCTTTTATGGGTGTAACTAACTATAAGATACAAGGATATACTGATGCAGGTACTACTAATTACGCTTATGGTGAGGATATTGCAGATAACAAATCTCCATTTCAAATGGATGTTGATTATGGAAGTTCAACAGTAGCAGGAGGAACTATAACTCCTTCAAATGTACTTAGAATTGGTCAGAGTCAAATAGTTGTTGAAACTGCTGCTGTTTCTTCTATCAGTGGATGGATAACAAGCAACTTAGGTAATTCTATTACTGTAGCTATATGTAAGGCAACACCTACAGAAAATGATGCAACTGCTATAGTTCCTATTGTAATTGATGAAATTACTGTAGTAGGTTTGAGTAGCAATAATAAACTTATTAGAGTTAATGAAACGACTATAACGACTACAGCATTAGCAGCAGGAGATATTATATTTGCAATGGTAAAAGAAGAAACTGCAGGTTCTGCAATCTTTATGAATTTAACTATTCAAACAACTACATTCTAATGACAACTAAAGAAGAATTAATTTCAATGAAAAAAGACATAACTTCAATTAATGAGAAGGTAGATAATATAGCATCTAAACTAGATATGCTTACGGATAAGTTGCTTAATCCAGACTCAGGAGTTACATCTAGGGTGAACAGAAATACAGCAATGAGAAAAGTTTTAGTTAGAGCAATGTGGGTGATATATACAGTAACTATAGGGGCTATAATAACAATATTTACAAAATAATAATAACAATTAAAAAATAAAAAAATGAGTACATTTGATACAGATAATACACTACTACTTGAGATGCTTGGAAAAGGTGGAGGGAATGAAGTTTTCACAACAACTGCACAGACAGGTAAAGATTTTTACTGTGTATTCTTTCCAGTAGAATCAGTTATTACTTCTATTGCTGCAGGAAACTTTACAGGAGAGTCTGCTTTAGCAGGACAAACTATGAGTGCAGGAACGACATTATTTATGCGAATTACAGATATAACTCTTACTTCTGGAATTGGATTTGGGTACAGAGAGTCTGATGGTGATGCAACTAAATAAGTATGAAGTTATCACTAGGAATATCATTACCTACAAGTAACAAGGGAGGAGTAACGCCTGTGCAAAAGCAAGTCAATGACTTTAAAGCTAGGGTTATTGCAGATGGTGGAACATTTGAGTCTAAGGCTTGTTTAAATGAGCAGTTATTAATATTAAGTAATATAGAATGAGTTTATTAGATGATGTAAGTATTGTAGTAACACCTAATGGGTATAAAGCAGGAGAACTCTATGCAGTTATTCCTGTGCCTGCTTTAGGTGCTGAGTCAGTAGATGATGGAGATTTTCCTACTCCTAATACTGCTTGGACAATTTCAGGAGAGTCTACAATAAGTGGAGGAACGGCTAATATAATTAGTACGGCAGGGGTTAACACAGGAGTTACTCAAACTGTACCAATGACAACAGGATTAAGATACAAATTTGAGTATGAAGTTGTAAGTAATGATGCAGGGGTTTTAAAAACTGATAATGCAGATATATCAACATTAGCCTTACCTTCAACAGTAGGTGTTCATATTATTTATTTTATTAACACTTTAAACGCAAATATAAACTTTAAAAGAAGTAGTGGTGTAACTGATATATCTATAGATAATGTATCAGTAAAAGAATACACAGCAGCTGATATGGATGTTACAAGAGCAACAGCAGCTACAAGAGTAGATGAAGCAGGATTAGTTAATTATGCTGAGATTGTAGGTAGTGAGGAGGTTACTAATGGTGATTTTGCTACTAATTTAGATGGTTGGATACTATCCGCTTCAACTCCTCCGACTTGGGATAATGGAATGATAAAAATGCAGAGTGATGGAGCAACTTTTTCAGTAGCAGACCAATCGTTTAGCACAATATCAGGG